TCAAGCACTTGCAGAGCGAGAGAATCAAGCTGTACAGTTCATTAAACAAAAACATGACGAATTCCGCGATCAATATCTGTCACAAGCCGAAGTAGCTAGGGCGGCGGTGGCGCAGGTGGCTGGAATCAAAACAGAGTCAGAGATGGAAAATTTAGCCGTCACCGACCCTGCGGCATGGGTAGCTGAAAGTCAACGACAGCGCCAGATTAGTGCTTACTTGAACCAACTCGATCAACAGATCAATGGTGAAAAGCAACGTGCTATTCATCAGCAAAGTCAATATGCGGACGAGCAAAAGCAACAAGCCTATCAAAAGGCATGGGAAGAGCTATCGAAAGACGGCTTGGACAAGCCAAAACTCAAAACCATTTATGAGAAAGCAAACAAACTCTACGGCTTCAGCGATGAAGAATTAGCGAATGTTTACGACGCTCGAATGGTACGTGCATTGCGTGATGCTGCGGCATATCGTGAACTTCAGTCCCAAAAGCAGAATGTCACTAAAAAAGTGGCTAATGCCCCCCGTATGCCAACGAGACAAACACCCCAAGCAAACGAGCGCATTAGTGATGCTATGAACGCCAAATTTAAGAGCGGACGTGCAAAGCTAAGCGATTTAGTAAATTATCTTTAGGAGTTAAATAATGACTGTCCCAACAAACCTATATCAGAAGGCTACCCTCAAGGGCAACCGCGAAGACCTGATCGACAAAATCTTCAACACCGACAAAGACGAAACGCCTTTGTCTTCTGCTTTTGGTAAAACAAAAGCCCGTACCGACTTCCACGAGTGGCAGCGCGATGCATTTGCGACACCTAATGCAGACAATGCTTCGGTTGACGGTGACGACTCCACAATGGCGGCGCAAACGCCTACTGATCGTGTTGGCAACCACTGCCAAACCTTTAAAAAGGTGTACGGCGTTTCTGGTCGTGCCGAGGTCGTAATGAAAGCAGGGCGCGAAAGCGAAATGCGTTATTTGCGCGGCATGAACATGGTTGCTCTAAAGCGAGATGTGGAAGCTATGATTGTATCAACTAACCCCGCTGTGGCTGCAACGACTTCGGTCGCTGGTAAGTCTGGCGGCTTGGCTGTGCAGTTGTATCAAAATGCACTGCACAATGGCGCAGGCGCTACGGCTTCGTGGACTTCTGGTGCGCCAACGACTGCAATTACAGCAGGCACAAACCGTGCATTTACTGTGGCGTTGTTCAATAGCGCGTGTCAATCCTTGTTCGTCAATAGCGGCAAGTTTGCCAAAGTAGCTGTAATGTCTCCTTCCCATAAGACGACATTCTCAGGCTTTGCAGGTATTGCACAAAATCGCTTTGAGGTAAAAGGCAAAGACCAAGGCTCTGTGGTTACAGGCGCTGACATTTTCGTATCCGACTTCGGTGCGATTGATGTTGTTCCTCACTACATGATGGTAGGCTCTACCAATGTATATCTGCTTAACCCAGATTACATCGAGCTTGCAGACCTCCGTGGTGTAAAAACAGAAGCGCTGGCAAAAACAGGCGATAGCGAAAAAGAACACGTTTTATATGACGTGGCTCTATGTGTTCGCTCGTCTAAAACGCAGGCGAAAATTGCCGACTTAACACCTTAATGGTGACATAGCTCTAATGAGCCGATAGGGGTGAAATGCCCCTTCTAAATTTTACGGAGATGTGATGGAAGCATACGACTACGGGATTAGTAAACTAGGCACTCGAAAACAAGTCTTTATTGAAGACGGCGCGGCTATTTCCAAAATTACATTCAATGCCGAACCGTACTTAAAACGCGCCAAAGATTTGCGGTCAGCGCAGGAAAACATGAGATGGGGCGAAGGTAAGGTGGTTGGGGTTATCCCTGAGCCAGTTTTGAACTACTTATATTTAAACGCTCAAAATGAAGAAGACCGACAAAAAGCGTCCGTTAGATGGCTTGCTGCTAATCCTGCGTACATCACATATCCCGCTTACTTTAAACAGCGCACAATGAGTGTTATGACATGACTTATGCCACACTACAAACAGACATTGCAAACTATTTGCATCGTACTGATTTAACTGCGAAAATCCCCACGTTTATCGCAACGGCTGAGGCGTATTTATTCCGCGAGTTAGTTATTAAAGAGCTGCAAACTTCAACGTCTTTAACCTCAACTGGTGAGTATGTTGCCTTACCAACTGATTTTAGCGCCGTAGCTAGGATTACTGTAACGATAGGCGGCATTGCCAGAACGCTTGATTACAAATCACAATTGGATGCAATTACGCCAAATAGCGGATTTCCAAATAGTTATAGTTTAGAAAATAATCAACTTCGACTTTGGGGTGCTGGCACTGGCACAGTTTGCACTTTGTACTATTTTCCAAAAATAAGCAATTTGTCAGTAACCGTAACAACTAATTGGTTGCTTGATAATGGTTATGATTTATACCTTTATGCAAGCGCATTAGAAGGGGCTAAATACGTTCGTAATCAGCAACAAATTGACGCTATCACGCCTATCGTTTTATCTAGCCTAGATTCGGTGCGTCGATTTTCTGAGCGTCGAGGATTGCCTTCTGTTGGCAGTCTTCAAATAAAGGTCGCCAGATGAAGCCGTTAGGTTTTGCGCCTGATTTAGACCCTACAACGGCTGGCGTTTTAATTGGGGTTACCAACGCGATACCATACGAATCTGGTATGAAGGGAGCGCCAACGGGGGCGATACCCGCATCAACCCCAGTTTTGGCGAATAGTTGTCGCGGTGCTGTGATAGTGACAAAGCTGGATGATAATCGAAGGTTATTTGCTGGCACTGCTACAAAGATGTATGAGCTTGTTACTGGCGCTTGGTCTGATGTTTCTGGCGGCTCGTTTACTGGCGGCGCTGAAACTCGCTGGTCGTTTGCTCAGTTTGGAAACTCCACATTGATTAGCAATGGGGTGGAGGCTATCAATAGGTCTTCTGGCGCTAATTTTTCCGCAATAGCTGGTGCTCCAAAGGCTAAAATTATTTTTAGCGTTGGCACTCAAGTTATGGCGTTAAACACGGATGATGGTACAGTAAAAAACGATGGATGGCATTGTTGTGCAACTTACGACGAAACAGATTGGACTCCATCAATTGCGACATTGTGCGCCAGTGGCAGGGTTGTCTCTACTGCTGGCAGCTTCACCGCTGGCGGTCGACTTGGTGATTTTGCGGTCGGATATAAAGACAGGGCTATATATCTAGGTCAATTTGTTGGCGCTCCTACTGTGTGGGACTGGTCTCAAGTTGCTGGTGGTGACGCTGGCTGCGTTGGCCAGGACGCTTGGTGTGATATGAATGGTTCTCATTTTGTCGTCGGCATTGATAATTTTTATATTTTTGACGGTTCTAGACCTATTGTTGTTGGCGATGATTTTGTGCGGCAATGGTTTTATCAGAACTCAAACCCTGCATTTCGATACAAGACACAATGCGTTTACGACAAGCAGAATAATAGCGTTTGGGTGTTTTATTGCCATGTTTCGGGTGAGATTTTAAACAGAGCTTTAGTATTTCACTTGAAATCTAAACTTTGGGGCAGGGTGGAGACTGGGTGCGAGGCTGCATTAAACTACATATCTGCTGGCGTAACCATTGACGAATTGCCTGATTTTTCCCTCACTATTGATGGGCTTTCGTCCTACTCTTTTGACTCTCAATTCTGGCTACGAGGCGGCAGGTCTTTAGCTTTGTTTGATTTAACACATCAACTTAAAAGCATGACAGCGCCGTGCGATACCTCTTCAATTACTACTGGTTATTTGGGGGATGATGATGCCAATACTTTACTTACACAGGTAAGACTAAGGTTTTCCCCTAGTTATAAACCATTAACCTCGGTTATTGAAACCTTTACAAAGATGGAGCTTGGAGATAGCTCTACGCTAACCTCATCAGGTCAAATGAGTGACGGTAAATTCGATGTTTTGGATAGTGCGCGTTGGCATAATGCCACATTTAACTTTACGGGAGATTGGCGGCTGCTTGATATTAGCGCTAAATTGCAATCGGATGGTGATGTATGAAGTTAGAAGCAACTCCGCGCAGGGATTTAGATAAAGAATCAGATTTATTTTATCGCAAGGTAGCGCAGCAGGTTAATGGGTTAAGTGAGGGTAAGATGGCGGCGCTTTACCATGCGCGACCATCAATGCCGGCCACTGGCGCTTATGCAGTAGGTGATTTTGTTGCTAATAGCAACGTAAGTGAGTTAGGTGGCGCTGGCAATAAATACGTGTTGGTTGGTTGGCAGTGTGTTGTTTCAGGAGATCCAGCGACATTTGTCGAAAGACGATGCTTGACGGGAAATTGATGAGATTAGAACCAATACCATTAACACATATTGATGCGGCTTGGGCTGACGGCGCTTCATGCTTATCTGAGGCTTGCGATGTGTCTGGCGGTGAGATTACTGGCGGTCAATTGAAAATGATTCTCTCTAGGGGTGAGCGTTCTTTACTTAAACTTATAATGGATAGCAAGTGCGTGGGATGGGGTGTTGTTCGTGTTGACCAACTCCCAAATATGAGAGTTTTGTTTATAACGGACTTAGTGGCGCACAATGGAGGTTTTGAACAGTTTTTTGAAGCAATCAAACAACTCGCAAGGGACTTGGGATGCTCAAAAGTGCGATGTGCGGCAGGTGCAGTACAGGCGCGTTTGTATCGTATGAAGTGTGGATTTAAGCCCGTTTATTCGATATTAGAAGTAGATTCTTAAAGGAGTTCCTTATGGCAGGCGGTGGCGGTGGTACACAAACAACCCAAAATTCAATAGATGCGCGTTTTGACCCGCTGATTAACTATGCAACCGAAGCGGCTGCTGGTGTTAACTCTGCTGGTTACGTTCCCTACACTGGCGACAGGTTCGCGGGTCTTAATCCTACGCAAAACGCTGGCATTTCAATGATTCAGAATCGGGCTATTGGTGGAGACCCGACAATGATGCAAGCAAACGAAACCCTACAAGGTACGCTTCGAGGTGGAAACACTAACCCGTATTTAGACGCTATGGTCAATAAAGCGCAAACTGGCGTTATGGCTAACATGGCAGGATTGCAGGCTAGAAGCGGCTCTTTTGGTAATTCTGGCATTGCGGAACAAGGCGCAAAGCAAATGGGGCAAATTGCTACGGATATGTACGGGAATGCGTACAACACCGATAGGGCTAATCAAATGCAAGCGTTGGGTATGGCTCCACAGTACGGTCAACAGGCTTACACGGATGCTGCTCAATTGATGAAGGCTGGACAAACACAGCAAGATCAATCACAGCAAGCTAAAGATTTTGCTTATCAGCAATTCCAAGAACAGCAAAACAT